TTAAATCAGCAGCTCTGTATTCAGTGCCATTAAATGTGATTATTACTGGTTCTTGGTTTTCCATCTTATTTTCTTCTTTACTCATTTAACTCTCCTATAAGTTATTTAAAATTAAATTATATACTAATTTTCTAGCTCTTCTATCCTAGCTGTTAAATTATTTATAAGTTCTTGTTGTTCTTGTATAGCTTTAGTTAAAAGAGGTACAAGTTTGCTTTGGTCTATGCCTTGATAATCAGGTACTTCTCTTGTTCCCATTTCAGCTTCAGTAACAACATTACCATCATCATCTAATACTGCTGGTGTGATTTCGTATTCTTCTTCTTTAACTGCATCTTTTTCACCTGTAATAGCTTCAGGAACTATGTCTTGTACTTCATGTGCTAAGAAACCATCAACTGTTATATCTGCATCAGCTATAAAGTTAAATCTAGCTGGTTTTAATTGTGCAACTCTATCAAGAGCAGTAAAGTCATAATCTACATTTTCTTTTAATCTGTAGTCTGAAGATGTGTTGTAAGCAACTGCTGAAGTTCCGTTTTGTGTAATAGAACCAATAATGTTAGACCCATGATAAAACAATAAATAGTTAGAACCAGTTACTACATTAGAAGCATGACCAATACGAAGTAAAGAATCTAAACCTACATCAAACTTGAAACCACCAGTTGTAGGAGTATCAGTAGTACCCACCAACAAGTTGCCTGAAGAATCAATACGCATTCTTTCTGAATTTGCTGTTGAAAAAGACATATCGCAACTACCTGCTGAGGTTCCTAAATTTGTTTCATCATTTTTGATTTTTACAAATAAATCAGCATTTGCGTTATTAGTTAATGTAAAAGCATTTTGGAATGAAGCATCAGCAGAAACAAATGCAGCTAATTTATAAGCTAGTCCAGTTCCACCTATATTTACATTACCTGAAGAATCAATACGCATTCTTTCTGTACCATTAGTAAAAAATGTAGTTGGGGTGCTAGAACCTGCTGCACTTATTTGAAACTCAGCATTTGCTGCTGATAATTGACCAGTAAGTGTTCCATTATAATATAAATTAGCATTAGTATTATTTGCACTACCTCTATCAAGTTTTAAGACTGGATTTACATCTGTTTCAACGTGCAATCCTGCTGAAGGACTAGTCGTTCCAATTCCAACATTGCCTGAAGAATCAATCCTAGCAACCTCACTATCTGCCATATCAAAAATAGTAGCTGTTTGACTGTTTAATCTTAAATTACCATTTGAGCCTGTAATATCAGCAGAAGCTCCAAAGCCTGTATCTGTTAAAGTTATAATTGGGTCATTAGCAGCAGATAAATGTAATAGTGTTGAAGGACTATCGGTGCCAATTCCAACATTTCCTGAAGAATCAAGAGTCATCTGTGGCACATCGCCTTCGTAACCTGAACGCCCTGCTGCAAAGTGAAGGTCTTGAGAGCCATTGGTAGAAGATGCTTTGCCCCACATTCCAACAAAGTGGTCTTCAGCCCCATCTGTATCAGAGTTACCTATTAAGAATGCACCAACCTTGTCACCAACGGCAACAGACGTGTCTTCTCTAAAGGCAATAATTTCAGAGCCTGTTGAACTTCCTACGACTAACTGTTTTCCTAACAAAACACCTGTAGGAATAGTACCGCTACTATTAATGGTGACGTTTCCTGAACCATTTATACGTACCCTTTCTTCTGAGTTAGTAGATATAGCTAATGTTGCAGAAGCTGGTGAGTAAATTTTTGGAGTTGTGCCGCCAACAGAACCATTACCATTTGACGGTGAAAAATTATTTGCATGAACTGTACCATCTTGTCTAAGTGTTACAGCATCTGCAGCATTTGCACTATTTGAACCTGTAATAACATTGCCTGAAGAGTCAATACGCAATCTTTCTGTTGAAGTAGTACTATCAGCTCCCCATAATTGTAAAGAATCATCAGAATTATCGTATGTGACTCTTCCTCTTGCACCATAACCAGTATCGCCAAGCAGAATCCTAGCTGAACCTGCTGTACCTGATATAATTCTAATACCAGCACTATCAGATGATGAAGATGAGTTATCTAGGTGTAATAATTGGTTAGGATTATCAGTTCCAATTCCGACATAACCTGTTCCATCTTGGAAAGTAACAGATGCAGTTGTATCAAGAGAATCTAAGAATATTAAATCACCATCAGTATTAACACCTAGCTTCCAAGTTTCAGTACCAACACCTTGCTCAACTATAGATATACCTCTGTTATTTGAATCACATCTTACTTCTAGTGGTGATGATGGACTACTCGTTCCAATTCCAACATTTTGGTTGCTATCGATTCTGAGAGCTTCACTTCCTGAGGTATAGAACCTCATAAAGTCGCCAGAGTGGTCATAATTTATTCGACCTGCATCTTGGTCGTCTGGGTCGCCAAACTCAATAGTTGCCCCACTCACGTTAGGTGTTAGTAATGTCAAACGAGAAGTTGTGTTGTTTTCAATAAGCAATTGAGAGTTGCTAGTTGTTATAGTACCAGCAGACCCATTTTGTATATGCATATTTGCTTCTGGCGAATCAGTTCCGATACCAAAATTTCCAGAGGCATCTATTCTTGCAGCTTCAGAATTACTAGCACCTTCATTTGTTTTAAAAACAATTCCTCTACCAAAATCATTAAAAGATATACTAGCACCATCTCTTCCAGCATCAGCTTGACTTAATGCTCCGATAGTACCCATTGTATCTGCAAAATTAGATTCAATATAAACACCATAATTTGCAGAACCATTGGATTCAACTAATAGTCCAGTATTACCTTTGATATTTAATTGTGAAGTTGGCGAAGATGTTCCGATTCCAAAATTTCCAGAGGCATCGATTCTTGCTGCCTCACTTCCGCCAACACGCCATCTATGGATATTTGCAAGAGTAGCATGAGTTCCGCCAAATAATGTGTAGTTTGCTCCTGTGCTTGTAGTGTTACCACCACTAATTAATGTGCTATCAGTATTACTAGCAGAAAGAATATGTCGTAAGATTGCAACTCCAGTGCCAATATTCAAGCCATCAGCAGTAATATCTCCTGTTACGTCTATACCTGTTGAGGTTGTGGATAGTTTATTAGAACCATCATAATATAATTTAACAAAACTATTGTTGTCTGCAAAAATCATATATTCAGTACCAGCAACATTCATAAGGGAGAATTCATCGCCCTGTATAATCATGTCACCACCACCTGATTCTACAATACGGCTATGGTTTCCATCATGATAAATCTGTAAATCTGAACCAGCTCCGAATACTGCTTTGTCGTTATCGCCAAAGTTGATGTCACCTGTAGTTGTTAAACCTGTAAGCGTACCAAGACTTGTAATATTAGGTTGAGAGGCTGTTTGAATAGTGCCTGTTAAATCGCCAGTAATATTACCTTCAATATTAGCAACTAAAGTACCCAAGGAACTTAACGTAATATTGCCTGTAGTACTACCATCTGCTGTTGTTAATCCTAATGTAAACTTATCAACAGATTCGTCCCACATAAAGATACCATTATCAGCAGTACCTCTATTGATAAGCATACCTGAGTCATTTACAGGACTGCCTGTTAATCCTGCATTAAGCTGGAATAAGTTATCTTCTATATCAAGATTTGTTGTATCAAGAGATGTAAGAGTTCCATTAACAGTTAGATTACCTGCTACTGTTAAATCAGATGCAATTTGCACATCATCAGGTAGCGATAGTGTTATATCAGCAGACTCACTACCACTTCCTGACACTGTAATCTTATTAGCAGTTCCTGTTATTGTTGAAACATAATTACCTGTAGTATCAGTTCCTAATGCAACTGAATCAGCAGCAACACTAGTAGCTTGTATTCCAAGAGCATCAACAAATGCTTTAGTAACTCTAGCATCAATAGCTGAATTTGCTCTTGTATCTGTATAGTATAAATTGGTGTTTTCTGTTAAATCAGCAGTTGTCTTATTGCCAAATGCAGAATTAAATCTTGACTGTGTGTAATATAAATTAGTTGACCCTTCACTTAAATCATCTGTATCTTTAGATGTAAAAGCTGAATCAAATCTTGCTGTTGTGTAATATAAATTAGTGCCTTCTGCTAAATTAGTTGTAGACTTAGTTGCTAGTCTAGTATCAAAATCTGAATTAACTCTAGCTGTTGTGTAATATAAGTTGCTACCTTCAGTTAAATCACCTGTATCTTTTGTAGCTAATCTTGAATCGAAATCTGTATTTGCTCTTGCAGTTGTATAGTAAAGATTAGTATTTTCAACAACTATAGAAGTATCTAAAGTTGCAGTAGATGATTGATTAGAACCATTACCTATAAATATTTTGCCATTATCTAAGTTAGGAGTAGCGTTACTTCTTCCAGCACCACCCACTTTAATAGAACCAGCAGCAGCATGACTTCTAATTACTTTACCTATGTTTTGTATTTGACTGGATTCACCTGTTGGAGCTGTAGTTGTATAAGCACCTGCTGTTGTGGATACATAAAGTATTTGCCCTTCTGATACGCCTGAAGTATCTAATTCTTCAATAGTACCAAAGGTAACCACTTGTAATGCAGCATTATCATTAGCATCAGATAAAGCTAATCCAAATGCAGGCATTTTAGAAGCATCATCAGCTTTAGCTTGAGCAACTGTTGGCACATCACCTGATACGCCTGATATATAAACTACATCACCTTTGCTTAAAGCACCATCTGCTTTAGCATTAAACCTTATACCACCTTCTAAATCACCTATAAATTCTTCTGTAGCTGTAATGATATTAAAAGTAACATCATCAGTAGCAGCTACAGATTGTCCTATAGCAATACTAGGAGTAGAACCTTCACCAGTTCCACCTGTTACTGTTACACCAGTTCCACCTGACATAGATTCAACATAATCACCAGTTGTATCAGTTCCTAATGTTATTGAATTGATTTGCACAACTGTATCTATATCAACATTAGAACTACCATCAAAAGATACTGAACCTACTACATCACCTGATAAAGATATAGTTCTTGCTGTACTTAGAGTATCAGCAGAATCAGCATTACCTGTTAAGTCTCCAGTAACATTACCTGTAACATTGCCTGTTAAGTTACCAGTAACATTACCTGTTAAATTGCCAGTAAATGTATTAGATGCAGTAATACTAACACCTGTAGTAATCCAAGCATTATCAGCAGCGTTTCTTATCTTTAATACACTGCTAGATGTATCTACCCATAATTGATGAGCAAATGTGGTTGATGGTTCTGTTGAGCCACTATTAACAGTTGCAATAGCTAAAAGAGCATTGTTTAAATCTGCTCTAAAGTCTGCACCTGATTGGTTTGCTATGTTGTAATCGTGTTGTGCCATAATAAAATCCTATTTTATATATCTTAAATCATTCAGGGATACTTGGAAATATCACATCAGCAATATTATTAGCTGACTGATATAAAGATGGTAAGTCTCTTAATTCCTGTCTATATGTTGCCCATTCTTGTTTCTTAGAATCAGATAAAGGACAGTCATTTACTTGAGTCCAGTCTGATGCAAACAATAAATCATTTCTCATTTGTCTAATTAAATCTGTTATTGGTTTTGTTCTTGCTACAGCTTCGTTATTTTTAATTTCATATTCTAAGCCACAATAATTTCCCTCTATCACTGACTCATCATCATTTAAAGAAACCTCATCTATAGTTATATCAGATGTTGTTGTTCCAATAATTTCACCTGTTTCTGTTTTATAAATTGTATAACTATTCATAATTAACCCATGTTATCTAGTAAAACTGTTAAACCTAATGAAGTATGATTGTAATCACCAAAAAAATAAACTCTAAAATAAATATTTGATTGTGAGCTAGAAAGTCCTGATACGGCTCCATAATAGGTATAAGTATAAGGTCTAAAGGTACCAGCCTGCCATGTAAATGTTGCACCATTTGGAACATTCAACCATGTAGAATTATTATAACTATATTGCACTCTTACATTCTCAACATCACCCAAAACACCATACAAAATACATATATATTGTGCATCATTCCTAACTTGAGATATTGTTATATTACCTTTTGTAAAGGGATAAGCTGTTCCAAATGCTGATGTTGCACTATAGAAAAAACCTTTTTTAGTTAATGGTACTGCACCACCTGTTTGTGAATATATTTGTGGGGTTGTATTTGCAAAATATTTAACATTCAAAGTATCAACATTAATTCTTGCTGAATCTAATTGGTCTGCTGTTATCTTAGTTGCTGATATGCTATCAATCTTATCGTTATTAACCGAAGCATCTGCTAATTGATTTGTATCTACACCACCTGATTTAATAATTAAATTACCACTACCATCAGTGTCAATAGTTACATCATCTATTTGTATTCTATTTGCATTTAAAGTTCCTGTAGAAACATTATCTGCATTTATATTAGTAACATTAACAACTGAACCATTAATAGTTCCAGTAGTAATTACACCACCTGATATAGAAGTAACATTTGTATTAACTTGACCGCCATTAATAAAAGAAGAATCATTGGTCAAATCAGAAATATTGTCTCCTTGAACAACAATATTACCAGCAGTAATAATAGTTGAAGCTGATACTGCTCCTGTAGCTCCTGCAACTGATTGAACTGGTGCTGCTGAAGCTGCTCCTGTTGCATCAACATATCCTGAATTATTTGTAAGGTCTGATATATTATCTCCACTTACTATAATGCTTCCTGTTGAAATAATATCTGAAACATTAAGTCTTGCAGTATTGACTATGCCTGTTGTTATAACTCCACCTGATATAGAAGTAACATTGCTATTGACCTGACCACCATTGATAAATGCAGAATCATTAGTTAGGTCAGATACATTATCTCCACTTACTATAATGCTACCTGTTGATATGATGTCATTAACATTTAATCTTGCTGTAGCTAAAGTGCCTGAAGTAATATTATCTGCATCTAAATTAGTAACTGTTATTTGACTAGCATCTATAGTTCCTGCTGTAATTTTATTTGCTGTTATAGAATTTATCTTTGCATCAGTAACATTTCCATCTAATATCTTATTTGTAACAATAGCATCATCTTTAATGTCAGGAGTTCCTGTAGGAGCATCACCAATAGTAAAAGTTAAAGTAGCTGGAGATGATTCTGAACCCAAAGTATTTAATGAGCTAACACTTGCAACATAATTAGAAGCTGTAGGCACAAAGTTTAAATCACAATTTTCTACATCTACTATTCTATTCAGAACTTGATTGCTAGAACTATCTACAACATTAACTCTATATTGATAATCAGGAAAATCTGTTGGCTCATTCCAAGATAAGAATGGTCTACCTGTAGAACTAGAATCAGTATCAGTAAATGATAATCCTGTTGGAGCTTTTACTGCATAAGCAGAAGGTAAGTTAGCTAGTTCTTCTACTGGTTCTTGAGGTGGTACTTCCCAAGTATAAACATCAAAGTATTCTATTAGGCTGACTGCAACTAAACCGCTTGACTGTAATTCTAATGCTTCAACTCTACAAACTTTACCTGAGAATCCTAAACCTGCATAAGTTAAATCTACTATGTCTCCTACATTAAGTTTATACATCTCAGGAGTTCCTAAGAACTGCATAGTGGTCTGATTTCTACTTCTAGTTAAGATTGCCTTACCCATGTTATAAGCTATGTAAGGGTCGCTTATATAAGGGAACTCAGCTTTAATTTCTAATATCTCATCACCATCATCTGAATAATATTCAGGATTTGCATCATGTAAAACTGTAGCTGTATCTAATTCATATTTTTTATTAGCATTGAAGAACTCAACAATAACTTTATTTGCTTTTTTATCTTTGTTGCCATAGTCAACTGATATACCAGCATCAGAGATTATATGATTATCATTAATGCTAAATGATGAAGTGCCTGTATCTTCTATTGATAATTCATACTGACCATTAATATAAAGAAAAATACCTCTCATATTAGCAAGAAGCTCTTTAGCATTTTCCATTACATTTTTATTTGTATCTAAATAACCATTGCAGTGAAATCTTTTAACTTTTAATAATGAAGAGCCAGTTTGAGAAGAATAGGTGCTACTAAAAGTGCTATTTATATAAATAATATATTCTTCATTAGAATCAAAGAATTGATTTCTTTGCACATCAATAATTTCATCACCATCTATAACACCATTACCATTAGCATCAAATAAATCTAATAACTCACCTATTTTGTTTTGCCACCAAACATCATTAGGATTTACTCCTGCAATGGTAAAGAAGTTATCACCACTATTTGCACTCCAAGTAAGTGATTGTGCTGAACCATTAAAATAAGGCTGGTCAACCTCTGTATCACAAACATTAGCAGCAGAGCTAAATGTAGTCATATTAATTTGTGATGCTGTTAAACCTTTTCCATATTCATTGTTAGTAATGTAATCTAAGAAACATAAAGCTGGATTATCAGAAAATTCATAAGTGGATGGAGTTCCGAATGTTTGACCTGAATCTCTTGGGTCATAAACCTTCTTACCCCTAACCTGAACTGTTAGTTGTGGCACTCCTGACCATATACCCTCTTTATCATAGCCATAATGAGCAGCTATATAACAAACACCATTTAGCTTATGAGCAGAAGTCCAGTTAGGCATAGAAGCAACAAGCATTGGGTCTGCTGTCTGTGATGCAGCTCCATGATGTAGATTCATAACATATCTATATTTAGATGTAGGACTTGTACCAAATTGACCAGCACCAGCATCAATACCAGTACCATTTTGTGAAACTGTATTTAATGAACCTGAACCTGAAGATATTTTATCTGAACCTATATAACCACCATCTCTAAATCTTGCTGAATCAGTTAAAGGATTACCATCTAGCTCAATAGTCCTACCTAGTATTTCATCACATTCACCAACTGATAAAGCATAGACAACATATAAATCTCTTGAGTCATTTCCTGATACATCCATATAGATAATCTGAGCACCAACCCTTCTAGTTCCATAGATAACAGGTATCTTTCCACCAGCAGATGTTTTATTAGCTAATATATCTTGACCTTTGCCAAGCATATTTTTTGCTTGCAAAAATCCTTTTACTCCCATAACAGCAGTAATTATTTGAACAGCAGTTACAACATTTTGAATCCATTTTGTTTTAGCGTACCACTCACCAATAGCTGCAAAAAATTCAAACATTACATCCCCCACCTAACATCTTCTTTAACTTGAGTTGCAAATTCCATACCTTTGTCACCTGAACTAAAAGTTTGTTGAGATTCATCTGAATAATGTCTGCCCATAGTTAAATTCCAGTTTGCCCAATGTGATGCAACTGTCATATTCAATGTTGAGCTTTCTAAAGTTTCTGCAATAACTACATTTCTTATCTGACCTGTAAAGTAATTTATTGCACCTACAATAGTTTCATCTGCATTAAAGTATGCTAAATATATGTCAACTGTTTTATCTGTAAAAGCACCATCTTGAACCAATGACCTAACTTGGTCAGTAATATTAGAAAATCCTAAATTAATTTCGTTAACTTGTAGTTGTCCAGTTTCAGTTGTTGAATCTATAGATAAAAAAGAACCACCAGCTTCATAGCTATTAGAATCATAAGTTACATTAGAATACCAATCAGTCAGCCTGATAGTAGATGATAAGTTGAGTTCAACTAGAAAAGCTGTCTTAGTTGCTGTTGATGATACTTGAGTTTGTAAATCAGATGATAAACTTCTAGGCATTAGGTTATAACCTCTCTAACATCAAATGAAATACTATAAAAACCACTAGCATCTGTTGAATACATAATCTCATTATTTTCAAGATAAACAGTGAAACTAGGTTTATTTACAGTAACAGCTTCATTATCTGCTAGAGATGCTACTAGGTTAGGTGATATAAGAACTGTTAATGCTCCACTACCATCAGAATCAATATCTGATTGAACCATGTAAACTTTACTATGATTAGCAAACTTGATTAAATCTCCAGCCTTTAAAGCACCTGTTTGATTAGCTGTAAAGCCATCTAAGGCTATAGAAGCATCTCCTGATACATGTGCTCCAACTACTTGGATATCTGTTTCTGACTTGCCTGCACCTAAGTTATCTAGTGGTGCAACTATAGTAAAGTCCTCAAAAGAACCTTTTTGTTTTTGTAAAAATGCAAATACTTCTTGAGCCTTTTCTTGTTGTAAAGGTGGCATTGCAACTGTAAAAGAAAAATATTGACTACCTATTTGTCTGACTTGTTTTCTACCTGATAAAGTCTGATTAATTAATGTAGGTCTATTATCTTTAAAATTTAAACTTCTAAAATTAGGAGATGTTGGAAATTGTCCTGACATTATACAACTCCCATTTTGCCTTGATTATTCATGGCATTGTTTATGATTGATGTTATTAATCCTTTTCTTGATGCTAGTAACTGGTCAAATCCAGCAGCATCTACTGTTGATATATTGAAGTTGACTGTAGGTGCTGCTGGCATGCCTTGTCCTTTTGTATGGTCAATAACTGTTTCGTTAGGATGAACCATAGCCATGAAACCACCCTTGCCATCCATTCCACCTGCTCTTATTCCTTGCCCTGTATATCCACCACCTGAAAAACTATCAAATAAAGTATCACCATCAGTTAATTTGTTGTACTCAATACCACTTTGTATATCACCAATAGTGCCTTTAACCATGCCTACTAATTTTTGTACTATAAATACCTGTATTAATTCATTAATTACTGCTCTAGCAATTGAAGTAGCTAAATCTTTAAAGTCTCCAAATTGTTTACTTGTTAGGTCAAAGAAATTTGTAAATGCATTTGTTAATTGACCCTCAACTGTATCTGCAAAATCTTTAACTACTGTTATATTGCTTTTTATAGAATCATTAAATGTTGTTGACTTAAAAGCGGTCTCAGTAAGACCTGTTAATTCTAATTGTGCAGACTTAGATTTTTTTATTAATTCAATTTGTTCTTCTAAATCTTTTTTTCTTTGTTTATTTTGTGCTATTTGTTCAGGCGTATATTCTATAAAACCGACACCATCAACTTGAAAACCACCAACCTCTTCTATTTCTTTTAATAAGGTTGTGACACCTGCAAGCTCACCCTGTAATTCTGATAAAGTTTTTTGCCTATCAACTATTCCAAGAATATCTAAAAACTCTAAAACTGTTGTTGAAACAGCAACAAATGCTTTTTGTAATGGTAGCAATGTGGCTCTTTTAAGCTCGTTCATTGTGTCATTAAATATTTCAGCCTGTCTTATAGAATCTTCAGGTATAACTCCAGTAGCAGAAGCAGCTAGTTCTTTCATAGCTTCTGCACCATCTTTACCCATAACAGCAAGTTTTACACCTGCTCTACCCATAAGGTCAGCTAAGATAGCGTTTTTCTCAAATTGACTACCAACACCATCAAGAGCAGTCATTAGTTCAACAAATACTTCTTCTGCACCCCTAACTGAACCATCGGCTCTTTTTACTTGTATTCCAAGTTTTTCTAATGTTCTGCCAGCTTCAGAAGTTCTTAGTTGTGCCTGACCTACCATCTTGGTAAAGTTCTGCATACCCTTATTAAACTCTTCAGTGGTTAGTCCTGATTGTTGAGCAGCAAATTGATATTGTTGTAAGAATTTGGTTGATACGCCTATTGAGTCAGCTACTTTACCAATATTATCAGCAAGAGCTAAAGTTTCCTGACCAAACATGACAATTTGTCTAACAGCAAAAACACCAGCAAAAGCACCAGCTAATTTTTTCATAGACTGTTGCGTTGAGTTAATGTTTCTATTAACTGAATTAAAACCCTTTTTAGTTTGGTCTTGAGCTTTAATTCTTAATTTATAATCAGTTGCCATTTTTTATCTGCCTATTCTTTTCCTCTAAGTATGCTAACCATCCTGTAAACTCGGATAAGGTCATCTTTTCTTCTAGTTCCTGAAGTGTGCAATGCAACATTTCAGCTAGATAATATTTAGCAAATAAGTCCTTATCCCCAGCTACTTTTTTGCTTGTTCTTCTACACTTGGTGATGACATGATTTCAGTTGCAACTCTTGCAAGCACATCTTTATCTACACCATTCATAAGTGTATGTTTATCTGATAGGTCAAATACTTTTTCACCATCAGAATCTAAGGCTTTGTATATTAAGCAATAAGCCATCAATGCTACATCATCATCTTTTGCATATCTTTGCAATTTAGACATTTCTGCTAGCGTTAATGGCTTCGCATATACTTTAAGAACCTCATCTCCATCACTCCATTCAGGTATCTCAATCTCTTTGACATCTAATGAGTCAAAATGAGCTTTAGCCTTTTCTATAAGTTTCATAGTCTTATACTGTTGTTGATGTTAAAGCACCATTGCCTTGTACTGAAATACTAGCTTCAACCAATCCATCAAATGATGCACTTCTTGAAACACCAGTAACAATAGCTGAACCAGTATAATAAGTATCAC